CGTAATTTTTGGTATGACAATGAAGATTGTAAAAGAGTAAATAAATATGAAATTGCAAAGTATCAAGAATGGGCCGAAGAAAAGATTTATTTAACAGGGACCGAAAACGGACAGTTCCCAACTTGGGATTGGTTATTTGATAAATTTAAAGAGCAGCTATTTAGTTATGGTATAGACATTTTTGTAATTGATGCTTTTAATAAATTGGCTTTTACTGGAAATCAAAACAGATTACAGCAAATAAACGAGGTCCTAACAAAACTAACAATGTTCGCACAGATGAATAATGTTATTATATTTTTAGTGGCCCACCCTACAAAGATGCAAAAAGATGCTTCTGGCCTTTATGGATCACCAACTCTTTATGATGTTTCTGGGTCCTCAGACTTTAGAAATCAAACACACGATGGGTTTAGTATTTATAGATTTTTTGGTGATGAAGTAAACGAACCAAAAACAGTATTTGAGAACTTAAAAACTAAAATGAAGTTTCAAGGCGAAATTGGGGGCCAAGTTGAATATGATTATCATTTGCCTTCTGGCCGATATTATGCGGTTGGACAAGATATTCCAACTTTTAATATTTGGGACGAGGTACCAGAAATAAATATTTTGGGACTAGAATCGGAACCTGAAAAATTTACTGAGCCAATAACAAAAACATTAGAAGAAGCTTTTGACGTTTATTCTTTCGAAGGTGATGAAAATGACGTCCCTTTCTAATGGAATATAATTTACTAATTAAGATATATGATAGACATTGTCAATTATTTATAGATGGGAAAATACCTTTGGAAATGTTTATGAAAATAGAAACTGAATATATAAAACGATACCAACTTTTTATTATTAATTTAAACTAAAATCTATGAAATCAAAACAATCAGCATTAATTAGAATTAACCGAGTGCTTAAATTTTATTATTTAAGAGGCGTAAATAAAGAATCAGTAAATCGCGTTTATCGTAACGTAATAACTCAGAGATTATGAAAACAATAGAAAATGTAACTCTTTACAAATGTGATTTTTGTAAAAAAGAATTGAAGCGAAAACACGCAATGATTAATCATGAAATAAAATGTCATAATAATCCAGAAAATAACAGAAAGTGTTTTAATTGTTGTTCGAATTTGGAAAGAAAGCTAATAACTTTAGATATTGGAATAGATAATTACCATACAGGAGAACCAGAGCAAAGAACATATAGCGGTTTTTATTGCGCATTGAAGCAAATATATTTAATACCCCCCATTATCGAGCATAAAGATGGTAAAAACACAAACGCCAAATATGGATATGACGAAAAAGGCGAAGAGGTAGAACAGGAATTTATGCCTAGAGAATGTGATTTATTTAATGATGGATTTAATTTTTAAACTATGAAACATCAAGAATTTATACTGCAAAAAGCAGTTTGCAGATATTTAAATAAAAACTATCCAGAAGTATTATTTGTTTCTGACACAATCGGGAACGTAAAGCTCAATCAATTTCAAGCTGCAAGAAACAAAGAAATTCAAGACGAAGATTTTAAATGTCCTGACTTATTAATTTTAGAGCCTAATAAATTTTACAAAGGACTATTTATTGAGCTTAAAATTAAATCGCCATTTAAGAAAAACGGAGAGCTATTGAAAAACGATCATTTAGAGACGCAACAATTAGCAATTCATAAATTACTTAACAAAGGTTATTATGCTTGCTTTAAATGGGAGTTTGACGACATAAAAGAATTGATTAACTGGTACATGAAAAACAGATAACCCCCACCCCGAGTATAAATTTTAAAAATAGATATAAATGGAGAAAGATTTAAAACAAATCAAAAGAGATGTGAATTTTATAGCTGTTATGGTAGCTATATATTTTGGAATTAAAATAGGCAGAATTTTTTACGAATTATTCATCTAACCAACCCAACAGAAATTAAAAACAAATGATTATGAAAAATAAAATACATAATGAAGATTGCATAGAAACCATGTTAAAAATTGAATTAAATTCAGTTAATGCAATTATTACAAGTCCACCATATAACACAAGTCGGAAAGGATCCAGTTTGGATAATGCACAACCTAATATTCGTTATGATGAATTTGACGATTGTAAAACTGATTCTGAGTATATCGATTGGATATTGAATATATTTAATCACTACGATAAAGTATTAAAAGAAAACGGAGTTATACTTTATAACATTTCTTATAGTTCAGAAAATACAAGTTTAATGTGGATGGTAATTGGTAAAATTATATCTGATACTAATTTCACTATTGCTGATTGCATTGTATGGAAAAAGAAAAGCACTTCACCTAATTCATGCAGTCCAAATAAATTGACTAGGATTTGTGAATATGTATTTGTAATTTGCCGAAAAAATGAAATTGACACTTTTCAATGTAATAAAGAAATAAGCTCAGAGCGCAAGACTGGCCAGCTAGCTTATAAAAATTATTTTAACTTTATAGAAGCAAAAAATAATGATGGAAGTACAGAAACACATAAAGCAACTTTTAGTTCAGAATTAGTACGTAAATTAATTAGGCTATATGTTAAAGAAAATGAATTAGTATATGATAATTTTATGGGCACAGGAACTACAGCGGTTGGTTGTATTTTAGAAAATGTAAATTACATAGGTTCTGAAATAAGTACTAATTATTGTGAAATAGCAAATAAAAGAATTAAAGTATTACAAAATCAAACTACTTTATTCTAATGGAACGGAGAGAAATTTTATTTTGTAATATAATTGTTTTAGACGGAAAAATAAAAAGACTTATCGAAAAAGTAGTTTTGTTAGATGATGAAACAGTTTACAAAGAAAGAAAATCTAAAAATGAACTTAAAATAATCTCTAAAGAAATAATAAAAAGTTTAGGGTTTGAAAATAAATCAACAGGATACACTGAAGCAATAAAATCAGACGAAAAAAGAAATAATATTACAGGGGCTTATGATTAATGCAACTACACAACATCAAAGCAATTACTTTCGAAGAGATTGAAAGGATTTATTTAGAACGAGTTTAAATTGTAAAAATAATCATAAAATATTAATTACTATGTGGTAATTATGTGTATCTTTGAATATAATTAAAAAGATAACAATTATGAAAAAGATTAAAACAGTTTATTATACGACAGAATTTGAAATAATGTTTAAAGAAGAAGATTTTGTATCAGAAGCTCCTTTAGTTGGAGATTGGATAAAATGGCATACTTTAGATTGGAAAGTTGAAAGAAGAACTTTCGATTTCGATAAAAAAGAACTTCAAATTTTTTGTACACAAGATTAATAACTAAAAAACATAGCGGGTGAAAATCCCGCTTAATAAAAATTATGAAAACAATTTACAACTACATTTCGAATTTATTATTTGGTGGTAAAAAATTAACTTCTAGCGAATTTTAGATTATGGAAAAATATACTAATAGAATAGATATGAAACAATTTATTCATATACCACAGATAAGTTATTATAATAGTAATTATTATATTGGGTTTGGCAAAGACTTGTTGTTTGCGGAAAGTGATGATGATAATTTAACAGAATGGTATTTTATATCAAATAATACTTTTATAAAAATAGGCGAGTCATACACGTTAGAAGGAGATAAATTAAATAAATAAATCATGTCAAACGAATTTATAAAACTATACGAAAGCTCGGGACTTTCAAAAAAAGAGTTCTGCTTAGTAATTGGAATGCATAACACGCATTTAACCCGTTACATTAACCACGATGTAGAAATGAGTGTAGCGTACTTCAAAATGTACAAAGAAAAATTTGATAATTATTTAAAAAGTAAATAGTAATGGATAAATTAGAATTAAAACACATTGTTGGGTATTTGCCTTATGGGTTGAAAATGATATCACAGAACGATTTTGTTTCGCCTGTAATTAGAAAACTAAGTGTTGATGGTTTTCAATTTATGATAGATACAAGAAAACCAATCCTACGCCCACTATCCGACCTCACAAAAGAAATTGAGGTTAATGGTGAGAAGTTTGTGCCGATTCATTATTTTAATAAAAGTCATTTAGCAGGGTATTTTGATTTGTTTGGCAATTGTTTTGTTGGATTTGATTATGGACAACAAGAATTAAAAATAGAAGAATATCCTTATTGGATTATTAAAAAGTTATACGAATGGCATTTCGACATACACGGACTAATTGAAAAAGGATCAGCAATTAATAAGAACACATTAAACTAAAAACAATGATAACAATACCTATAATTTTTGTGCTTTGGATATATTCAGACACAATAACGGAATTTTTATGTAAAGGAAAGCCCTTTGCAAATAATGAATTAAAAGGATTTAGATAATGGGAAAATTTACACCGATTGCGATGAAATGTAATCAAGAACAGTTTGAAGCGATTAAGCCGAAGTTAGGCGGATTGAAAATTAAATCAATAGCTAGTTTTAAAGCATGCGAATATTTGCTTAATAACTACATGGGTGAAAAATTGCTAATATCAAATAATAACGCATCTGGTAAGTTAGATTTTCCAGAACGTATAGTACACGAAACATGGAATGAAAAAATATTCCTTGAAGCGTGTGGGATTGAAACTACACCAACACTAGAAGAAGTAAAAGAGTATTTTAAGGATGCTGAAACGGTGCAATGCTTACATGATAATGATGCTTATTATTTAGACTTTTCAAAAGAAATTGAGTATAAGTATAATAAAATTATATTATATAAGCAAAAAGACGAACCGTATAGCGGGTGTAGAACTTATGTTGAATTGTGGAATAATAAAAAAAGCTACGCAAAAATACTAGCCTACAAAAAACCGAAAGAAGAAACGTTTGAGATAACAGAAAAACAGATAAAAGAGATACACCGATGTACTTCTGTTATAAATCAAATAGACATTGAAAAATGGTTCCCTAAAGCATTTAAAGAGGATAAGGTTGAGTTGGAAGTTGGAAAATGGTATAAAATGTATTTTGATGATGATGTAGATAAAAAAATACAACAAATTATTAAATACAAGGAAACAAAAGGCGTTGAAGTTCATTTTGAATATAGAATTGATATTTACGGGAAGGAGAATAGATGGGTAGAAGAAGATTGGTCGCATATAAATCATCATTACATAGAGATAACCAATAAAGAAGTCGAAGAAGCTTTAGAAAAAGAAGCGGTCAGGAGGGGATACAAGCGTGATGTTATTATTCTTGATTTATACAATGGAAAAACAGAAATTAGCACAACAAGAGTGACAAATAATATTTTCGAATGGGAAGAAGTTCCGTGTGGAAAATATAAAAACAAAATGGCATTACGTGATTCATTCGGTAATATATTATTTATGGATGGTATTTGGACTAAAATAATCCAAACCATAATAATAAAAGAAGCCGAAGCAAAACTAAATAATGAATTTAAAATAGTAGTGAAATGAGCGAATTTAAAGGAACTAGAGGAGATGTAAAATATTATAAAAAAACAAATTGCCCTACTAGATTAGAGGCAGAAGCCAACGCAAAACTAATTGCATGCGCTCCTTTGATGTTGGACATGTTGATTAAAATAAACAACTTCATTATTGAAAATGAAAATATAAATTATAAAGTTAGATTACTTAGCAGAGAAGTTTTTGATATAAAACAACTAATCAAAAAAGCAACATTATTAGCACAACTAAAAAACGCCCATTGAACAAACAATACGATATTCACGCAGAACCGTATTTAACGCATAAAAGAGCGATTGAAATTAGTAAAACACATATTGATACCAAACCAGTAAAAAAGATGTTAAAATGAAAGCAGGATACAAAATTGAAGCATTAGGTATTGGGTTATTTACAAGTGTTTTTAATTGGGAAAGAAGAAATAAAATATCTTTTTACCGATATACTAAAATAACCTATACAAATGAAATGACTAAAGAAAATCAATATATAGGCAGATGGAAGCCTAAAAACCAGTAATATTTTTAATTAAATAACGTTATTATGAAAGCAAGTGAATTAAAAAAAGAAAGCCTTAAAATTGAATCAGTATATGAAGATATTGAAAAACATGTAGAAAATAACCCGCATCACTGTAAATGGTTTATTCCACACTTTGTATATATTTCTGAATCGGTAAAAGATCAGCTAATGAGGGATGGATTTGATTTAACAATAGGAGATTGGGACAATAATGTGAAAAATTGCTTAATTATTAAATGGTAATTTTTTAAAAATATTCACTAGTAGGTTAGTGATAGATTTGGGGAAATCTGAAAAAGTCATGCACCACGTTGTTTCGCATGACTTTTTTTTGTACTTTTGTTTTACTATGGCAGGCAGACCACGAAATATAAAATCACCTAATGATTTATGGAAGTTATTCCAAGAATATGTTATTGACTTAAAAGCAAAAGAAAATGAATGGCTTAAGGTTCAATATGTAGGTAAAGAGGGAGACAGAAAAACAGACCCTTTTAAATTGCCTTTAACTTTTGAAGGATTAAAGCGTTATTGTTGGGATGTTGAAGTGGGAACTATAGAACAATATTTTACAAATCAAAATGATTTATACAAAGAATATATTGGTATCTGTTCGCATATAAAAAACTCAATTCGTGAAAATCAAATACTAGGAGGTATGTTAGGCGTATTTAATCCGTCTATAACTCAAAGGTTAAACGGACTGGCAGATAACCAAGATATCACCACAGGAGGAGAAAAGCTTCAATCATCAGCTCCGAATATAAAAGTTACCATTGTTAAGCCTTTAGAAGAAGATGAGTAATGAAATCGAATTTTTATCGACTAAAGTATTTGCTGATACATGGGAAGCAACACAAAGCGGAAAATATAAGCTTATAGAGCAAAAAGGAAGCTCTAGGAGTTCTAAAACTTGGAGTGATTTCCAAGTTTTGTTTTTAGATTTATATGAGAATCCAATGACAACGTGTACAATCTTAAGAGATACACAAAAGAGTTGCCGTGAAATTATAGAAGTCGATTGGATAAAATGGCTTTCCGATCCAATGGGAAGAAAAAAAGAATTAGCCGATAAAAAATTAACTATCCAAGAATTTGATAAGTTGATTAAAAAAGAATCGTTACTAAAATACTTCTTGCGCAATAAAACAAATCATACTTGGACTTTTTTACATAACAACTCATTTATTCGTTTTACAGGGCTAGATGATGAAGATGATGCAATGGGTATGACTCAAGATATTTGTTGGATAAATGAGCCTTACAAGTTCTCTCACGAAGTTTATAAGCAACTTTCTCAAAGAACATCAAAGTATATTATTTTTGACTGGAATCCTAAACAAAATCACTGGATAGATATTGAACGTAAAAAAGATAATACTATTACGCTTCATTCAACGTTTAAAGATAATCCTTTTTGTCCGAAAGAAAGTAGGATTCAAATATTGTCATATCAGCCAATAGAAGCGAGTGAAGTAGTTGAAATAGGTTTGATTAAAAAAGAATCGGCCTTAATTTATTCTATAGAAGAAAACATATTTCAATTCACGTCAAGACAATTAAAAGAATTAGAACGTTGTCAGTACAACGAAAAAACACAAAGCGCAAGTTTATATCATTGGTTAGTTTTTGGAAAAGGTGAAAAATCTGAAAAACCGAACAGGATTTTTAAAGGTTGGAAAACGTTTAAAGAAAAAGAGTTCTATGAGTTGCTTTATCAAAGTTATTACGCAACAGATTTTGGACTTTCTGCACCAACGGCAAATATTGAATTTAAATTTGATGGTGATAAAACATTTTTCTTTCATCAAAGGTTATACAAGCCTATGAATATAATGGAAGGTTCTTTATGTGAAGAATTTAAGTTATTGAAAACTATAAAAGAAAAAGAAAATATTTGCGATTCTGGGAACGAGTTAAATAAAGAAGAGACTAGGAAATTGCGTAATGATGGATATAATGTAATTGGAGCAGTTAAGGGTGCAGGATCAATTAACTCAGGGATTGAGACATTACAAAAGTGTAACATTATTTATACCGATTGCTCTACTGACTTAGAAAATGAATATGAAGATTATTCTTGGAAGATATATCAAGGCTTTCAAATGGACGTCCCAGAAGATAATCAAAACGATCACTTATTAGATTGTTGCCGTATGGGAGTTAGTTGGTACGTAAAAACTAGGCGATTATCAATTTAATAAATAAATTTTACTATATTTGCTTTAATTATTCGTAAAAATATGGGGTCATTTAATTTTCTTGGTAGACGTTTTGCGGTAGAGAGAGACCGTAACGGAGTTTTTACCTATACTTTTATGCGAAATGATGGGTTTCAACCTAATAAGAATTATCTTGAATGGTCGTTAGAAAACCCTGTTTTATTAGCAATATTAGCCTTAAGATGCTCTGTTTACTCCCAAATGAAGATAATACACGTTGACACACAAGGTAGTGAAGTGAAAAATAGCCCATACGTTAAGCTGTTAAAACAACCAAATTATTTCCAATCGCAGGAAGATTTCTTGTTTCAGGAAATGTGGTTTAAATCAGTTGACGGAACGTGCTTAACTTACCAAGTGAAAGCGTTATCAGAAGTAAAAGCTTTGTACAATCTTATTCCTCAAAGTACCGATTATATTAAGACTAATAAGCTAAAGAAATTTATAACTACTAAAGCTGATTTTAAATCTTTCGGAGAGCAAACAATAAAATATACTTTAGACGGACAAGAGCATAATTTTAAGATTGATGACTTAATTGCTTCTTACGACCTTGCAAACGGTTTAACTTGTGACTCTTTTATGAGGTCTCCTAGTCGAATAAAAGCCATTGAAAAGGTTCTTTGTAATATTGATGAAAATACTAAAGCAAAGAATACTAATCTAAAAATGAGTCAAAAATATCTTGTTGGGAATAAATCAACAGGGAACGAAGCAAATATAATGGATGCCGACAGAAAAGATATATTCACTAAAATAAGTCAAAAAGACGTTTTAATAACTAATGCGAATGTCGATGCTAAGCATTTAGTTTCCGATATGAAGCGTTTATATTTAGACGAACAATTTAGTTCAGATGCGTTAACGTGCGTTTTAGCTTTCGGAATGAGTCGAGATGTTTTAAACTACTTTTCTAATGGTGCAAGTACTTACGACAACGAAGAAAAGGCAATGCAAAACTATATTCAAAATATGGTGCAACCTGATGCAGACAAAAGAATGAACTCTTTTAATGCGCAATGGGGGCTTATTGATAAAGGCGAAAAACTAATCGCTTCTTATGCTCATTTACCAGTAATGTCAAGTATTATAAACACTAAGATTGCAACGTTAAAATCAATGCAGGAGACTATTAAAATAGGACTAGAAAACGGAACTATTACAGATGCAGAAGCTAAAAAAATGACTGATTCATTAATCTTAACATTTAACTTATGAGTACTAAATTAAGTAATAATGAGATACAAAAACAACTTACAAAAGAAGAAGTTGAGAAGTTGAAGAAAGATAAACAAAAACAATTTGATAAAGTAGTTAAGAAATGATAGTAGTCAAAGAATTTCCAGATAAAGAATTTACTTCGAAAGAGGATTTGTTTAAAGCATTAAGAGAGAATAAATCCATTCTTATAGCTCAAAAGAAAATGATTACTAAAGAGTCTGACTCTACTATTCATTATGTTGAAATTGAAAAATTAGAAAAAGAATCAACTAACAAAGAAGAAACTATTTCTATTTCTGACACAAGCAAATTAAAAGCTAAATTAGCTATTAATACCACTAACTTAATGGACAGCCATTCAGATGTACATTTTGATGGAACTTGGAATAAATCAGCTAAAGAGCAAAAAAACGTTCTTCTTTTACAAGAACATCAAATGAAGTTTAACTCTATAATTTCAGATAATGTTCAGGTTTCTGTTAAAAAAATGACTTGGAAATCTTTAGGTTTTGAATTTGATGGAAGTACAGAAGTTTTAGTTTTCGATACTGAAATAGAAAAAAGCCGTAACGAGTTTATGTTCGATCAATATAACAAAGGATATGTAAAAGAGCATTCAGTCGGGATGCGTTACGTTAAGCTTGATTTGGCTATTAATTCAGAATCTAAATGGGATGAAGAAGAAAAAGCTGTTTGGGATAAATACATTGACAAAATTGTAAACAAGGAAGTTGCCGAAAATCAAGGTTATTTTTGGGCGGTAACAGAAGCGAAAATAGTGGAAGGTTCGGCAGTTGTAAAAGGCTCTAACTATGCCACTCCAGTAATAAGCATACAAGCCGAGAAATCACTTGAACAAAAAGAAGAGCCGACAATTGAAGTCACTCAAACATTGAAACGAAGAAGAAATATTTAATTTTAAACAACAAAACTATGTTTAAGTACAAAACAGATGTGGAAGTTCAGGCGATGACCGAGCAAGAAGCGAATGATTATGCAATTGCAAAAAGAGCTCATGAAGCTGATTTGCAACAAAAAGCTATTGATAAAGCTATAAAAACTACGAAAGAGGAAATGCAAGTTATTATCGATAAAGCTAAAGAAGATATTACCGAGCTTGCACTTCAAGTAAAAGAAATCGAATCTAAAGGCGGTAACGCTTCATTAGAAAGCGAACTTTCAAAAGAGTTGAAAGAGAAAAAAGAATCCATCAGAAGCATTGCAAAAGGAGCAAAAGAAGAAATTACTGTTAAAGCTAATACTTTAAGAGCCTCTATTGCAACAAACCCACATGATTTACTTATAGATGGTATCGGACAATTGCAACGTGTAAAACGTAGCTTGTACGATATTTTCCGTAAAATTCCAGTAGCAAAAGGAAATCATAATGGGACTATCTCTTATGTGGATTGGGACGAAGCTACAACTGTAAAAGCTGCTGCTACAATCGCAGAAGGCGCTGCATTCCCTGAGTCAACAGCAAAATTCAAAGGTTACACTTTGCAATTGCAAAAAATCGGTGATACTTTGCCTGTTTCAGAAGAGTTCTTCGAGGATGAAATGTTAGCTGCAGCCGAACTTGATATGTTCTTAGAAACTAACGTTAACGATGTTATTGATACTCAAATCGTAACAGGTGACGGAACAGGAACAAACTTGAAAGGTTTGATTTCTAGCACTCCTGCCTATGTACCAGTAGCTTCGGGAATCACAGACGCAAACATTTACGATTTAGTTGCCAAAGTATCTGAATCAATTACTTCTGTTGGCGGAGCTAAATACTCTCCTGATTTCGTAGCGATGAATATTGCTGATATCAACAAATTGAAGTTGAAAAAAGACACTACAAACAACTATGTGTTTAATTTCAATGATCCTCGTATTGGTTCTTTAAATATTATTGAAGATAATCACGTAGTTGCAAATACTATGTATCTTGGAGATTCTCGTTTCGCTAGAATTTACGAAATGGGCGGTGTTGTATTATCAGAAGGATATACAGGTTCTCAATTTACAAGCGATATGCTTACTTTGAAAGCTCGTAAGAGAATGGCTTTCTTGATCCGTACAGTTGACCAAACTGGATTTAGAAAAGTAACTTCTATTTCTGCTGCGTTAGTAACTTTAGCAACTCCTTAATCATGGTAGGCGTTGAATTTACTGCAAATTTTGCCAATAAAGTTATTGGTGATAAAATTGTTGTAGATGGTCAATTAGCTTCTCAGTTAATAGCTGAGGGAGTAGCTATTTTGGATTCATCACAAACGGCAGCAATAGCGAAAACAATTCTAAGCAAAAAAAGAGCAAAGTAATTTAAAAAGTTAACCCAATGCAAATAGTAACAAAGTCTTATTTTCAAAAAGAAAACTATCTTTTCATTCCGCTGTCAGTTGCCGATCCTAGCGGGTCAGTTACTCCAGATAATGCGACTGAAATAGATAATTTATGTATTCAGATTGAAAAAGATATTTTGCTAAATGCGTTGGGTTTAACTCTTTATAACGAACTTCAATTAGCGCTTGAGGACATTGAAAATCCTATTTATTTACGTTGGAAAAATCTAGTACAAGGCGAAGAGTATGACGAAAAAGTTTGGCTAGGACTTGATAACGATTATTCATTAATTGCTTATAGAGTATTTGAACAATTCAATATCGAAACTGCTATTCGTTTATCAGCTACAGGAGCGAAGCAAGTGCAAGGTGAAAACGCTGTTCAACAAACTCCAAAATATTTAATTGCTACGGCAAACCAAAGATTTATTAACCAATATCAAGGCGAGTATTTACATGCTCCAATTATTGAAGGTAATTTTGTAGATTGGTTTGGTTGTAATGATTCTATAGAAAAGAGCATGTACGGTTATTTGGTTGATAAAAAAGCAGATTTTCCAGAATGGAAGCAAGAAAACTTTAGGGTTTATGAAACACAAAACAGCTTCGGAATATGATTTCACTTGAAGAAAAAACACGTGAATTAATCAAACTAATGCCTGCGCATGTTGATGCTAACGGTACGTTTCCTATTCGTTTTGATTGGGGTACTTTAGATGTTTTAAACAAGTTTTTACTGTTAAAAGAAAATGTTTCTAAATATCCCTTAATTTGGCTCGTAACAGGGTCAAGAGTAGAGGATAGAATTAGAAATACAGTTGATAGTAAAGCTCGTTATGTGATTGCTACACGTTCTAATAAAGTCGATGAATTTAACGAGTTTCAGTATCAAACTGACTATACAAAAGTATTAAATCCCGTTTACGAAAACTTTATTAAATTATTAGACAGAAGCGGAATTACAACAATTACAAGTGAAACGCACGATCTGGAAATAAAGCCTAATTTTTCATTCAATAATAAAGACGGCTTAATCACAATCTGGAATGCTTTAGTTTTAGATATTGACGTAAAGATTGACGGAACAAGATGTATTAACACAAACATTAAATTTTAAACAATGGCAGAAGATAATAAAAAAGAGTTGGCAGAAGTAAAGCTTCCGAAAACTCAAGAATACAAAATAAAAAAGGAGGTTACAGTTGACCGACTTTATCGTATTGGCGAAAAGATTTCTTTGTCAAACGGAAAACTAAAAGATAAATTAACCTCTAATAACATCATATAATGACATTAGAAGAACAAATTAACAAGGTAGATTGTTCGGGTGCTGGAGTTCTTGGAACAGGACTTGCGGGATGCAAAACTGATAGAAAAAGAGTAACCGCCTTAGGGTTGCTAAAGAAAGGATTTGTTTTTGCAGAGGAAATCACAAAAGCTTATTTGCGTGAACTACAGCAAGACGGCACATTGATTATGTTGCAAGGAGTTGTTGCTTTTGCTGATAATACAGCAGAAGACAATATCACAACTCGTGAAGGGTCTGGTATTAAAGTTGTCGCTGGTAAAAATCCTTACGAGTATATGGCAACTTTTGATAATGGTATCAATTTTCATAAAGCTTTAACTTCATTGTCTTCTTATGAAGCTTATGATTTAATTCTTTTTGATGTTGACAACACATTGTTTGGAACTACTCCAAAAACAGGAGGATTAAAAGGACTTACTCTTGGAATGTTTGAGAATGGAAAATACATGGGGTCAAACGGAACAGATGCAGCATCTCAAACAGTAGCTTTTCAATGTATTAACCGTATCGAATGGGATTTATACGCTGGATGGATTACAAATGATTCATTAGATTTTGTGTACACAGAACTAACAGGAATTAATGAAGTTTTGGTAACTGTTGCGCCAATTGTTACAGCTTCTACGACTATCGTACTTTCTGCATTCTTACTAGACAAAACACATCCTGTTGAGGGACTTTTAGTTGGTGATTTTGCAGTTACAAGGAATGGAGCGCTTTTAGTTCCTTCTGCGGTTGCTTACAGCTCAACGACAAAGAAATATACATTAACCGTAACGGCTAACACAACTGCTGACATTATAACTATTTCTTTGGACGGAACGATATTAACGCCTTTGGACGTATTGTATAAATCCAATACTGCCACTGTTGTAGTCACTGCTTAATTAATTTAAAAGAAAGGAGAATTAAACCCGTTGCGTATTGTAACGGGTTTTTTTGTACTTTTGATGTATGGCATCGATTCAAGACAAAATAAATGCGTGTGATTTCGTAATCAATGGAATTTTGAGCGAACAGGAGCGTATTGTTTATAAAAATGAAGCTAAAATAACTACGCTTAATAAAATGCAGTTTATTGATGGTTTTGGAAGCGATGATAAAGAGTTATTTAACCGTAATCCAATATTTACAGGGTTTTATCGTAGTGGTGAATTAATCGGTAAGCGTTACGATTTCTTTGATACAGGGCGCTTTATAAACGGTATGCAAGTAAGATTATTTCAACAGGATAAGTTGGATATTTTTTCAACAGGAATTAATACAACAGCAGATAAATACGATTTCTTTGCCGGATATACTAATTTATTTGGATTAGATACTGAAAGCATGAGAATATTAAATTATCAGATTATATTACCAGAATTACTAACTTGGATAAAAAAATATTTATGACTAAGCAAGACGAAACATTAAAAATTAGTGCTGATTTATGGAATAGTTTTTTAGAAATTCCTAAAGAGGAAATTCACCAAGACGACACGAATGACTTTAGATTTCACATACACGCTTTGCAAAATATTTTATACACTCAAAAGTATAAAAAACAAGAGTACGAAAGCAGAAAAACACCCGAAAGAGATACTAATACTTATTTACCGATATAATGGGAGTTCCTCACAAACATACACGAATACACGACAGCTATTTTAATTCAATAGATGATTTAACATTGTACCGCTGGGACAGATACACGTCTACAAAGGACAATAACTGGTTTTTGGTAGATTATGACGGTAGGCAAAAAAAGATTGATACACCAGAGTTAAAAGCTATTGAAGAAGATTTGCAAGACCAATATTTCAAAGCCATTGATGACAATGCTTTTAAAGGTAAAATACAAAAATGGGCGCAAATTGATTATTTAAGATTGAAATACAATACAATTGATTCTTTATTGAATTGTATGTGGATGGGATTTGGTGATGATGTAAAAGAACAAGAGCAAAGATACAATGTTATACAACAGTTAAAAAAATGGGGATTTAAATTTCCAGAATTAAATAGTGCTGTAGCTGACCATGATTTAATAATAAATTTTAGAACTGCTTTAGAAGGGATTAAAACTCAAATAGCTATAATATCTAATGAATTAATCGACGATGGTAAAAAAGAAAATCATTCATTAGCAAAACAACTACAAATCGCAACAATAGGACTTCAATATCCTTATAGATTAAATCCTAAAGAAATAACGGTTTCCGAATGGATTGAAATTTGCAAATTATTAAACGAGAAAGCAAAACAAAATTAATCATGGCAGACGAAATTAGCATAGGCTCAAAAGCCATAAAAGAAGTACAGGATTTACGAGCTGAATTAGTAAAGCTTTCCGAAGATGCTTTAAAAGCAGGAAAGAATATGCAAAGCATTTCCACGCCTAGCGGTTTGAATAAAAACGGTGCTGATAACGCCAAAACAGGCGCAGAAATTGACGCTTTGAAGGCAAAGTATGTCGCATTAAACGATACTATTGTAAAGAAAGCTGAACAATCACGTTTATCTGAAATAAAACTGCAACAAGCGTATGAAAAAAGATTTGATAGTTTTGAAAAAGGAGCAAAAAAAGAAGAAGAAGCGTTAAAAAAAGCAGAGGGAGCTTATCAAAGAATACAAAACAGTGTAAATATCCTGACTAAATCTTATAACGATTTAGCTATAAGAAAAGAACTTGGAGGAACTTTAACCGTTAAAGAAGAAAAACAATTACAGTCGTTAACATCAAGGATTAATACTTATCAAAACGCATTAAAAAACACTGACTCTATAATAGGTAAAAGCCAAAGAAATGTGGGCAATTATGCCAGTGGGTACAATGCATTAGGTAATTCAATTAATCAATTAACCCGTGAAGCTCCAGCTTTTGCAAATAGCATACAAACTGGATTTATGGCAATATCTAATAACTTTGCGGCGCTTCAAGATGCTATAAAAGGGATTATAGCTCAAAATAGAATTTTAGCCGCAGAAGGAAAGCCAACAGTATCGGTATTTAAACAATTAGCTGGAGGTGTATTTAGTTGGACTACACTTATAAGCACAGGAGTTACTTTATTGACTATTTACGGAGCTAAATTAGTTGAAATGGCTATGGGATTGGGCGATGTTGATACGGAATTAAAACGAGTTGATAAATCTCAAAAAAGATGGAATGAAAGTCTAGAACAAGCCAATAAAAATATTGATCATAATCTAAAATTAGAAAAAAATAGACAAAAAGAATTAGGCAAAACAACTACAGAATCGGCTAATTTAGATAAAGAAGCTGCAGCTTTAAAATTAAAAAACTTCGAAGCTGTTAGAGATGTAGCGAAAAAAGAACTTGATTTAGAAGTAAATAAGATCACTACTAAAAAACAATTAACATCATTTGGTTACAAAGAGGAAATAAATGCATTTGAACAGCTTACAGCTAATAAAATAGCTCTTGAAAAATCATTAGGAAAAGAAATAGTTAAGTTTAATTATTTAGCTAGAACCGACAAAGAAAAAGCAGAAGTAGAAGCATTAGTAAAAACAAATCAAAAACTAGCTGTAGTAAATGCTTTAAATGAATCAGAAGTTTATAAAAAGAAAAAAGAAAATTACTTAAAAGCTTATAATGCTACGTTATTGTTTGGGCAATCTATATCTGAATTAACCTCTGATTTAGACACACAAAAATCAGAAGAAGATGAAAAGAAAGCAGAAGATCGTTTAAAAAATATAGCCGAAATGAATAAAGCCGAATTGCTTTTGCAATTAGCTAAAAACGAAGTATTATTAAATAATGAAGATGCTTATTATTCAGACAGAATTACTGCTTTAAATGAAGATTTAGCTATAAGAAAAAGGATAGCTAAATTAGATTATGAGGAAGATATAAGATTAGCAAAAGATAGTCAAGAAAAAAAGAAAACAGCTCTTTTTAATTATCAAGTAGAAAGTTTAAAACTTATGCAGGATTATATTAAAAAACGTGCTGATTTAGAAAAATTAGATTTAGATTCAATAACTAAATTAACAGGAATAGTAGATAAAAAAGACTTATTGAAAGACTTAGAAAAATCTACTGAAAAAGCGAGTAAAGGACTGGAGAAATCAGCTGAAAAAGCCGAAAAACTAAGACTAAAGCTTTTGGAATTACAAGCGGCAACGTCTAATTGGTTAAAATCATTTTCTTCTGAATTTCTGCAAAATAGCGGTATGGGAAGTTTAGAAACTTTCTTCGATGGAACTTTTAAAAGTTTATTAGCAGGCGCAGAAAATTCAAAACAAGAATTTTCCGTTTACTTTAATTCGATAGCAGAAAGCGCACAAGAGGCTTTTAATATGATACAAGGTTTTTCGCAAGAAAACTTCAATAAAGAAAAAGAACGCCTTCAAAGTCAATACGATGTAGCTTTACAATATGCTGGAGAAAGCACTGAGGCAAAAAAGAAATTAGAAACAGACTTTGAAGAGGAAAAGAAAAAAATAGCTAATAGAGAAGCTAAAGCGAAAAAAGAACAA